ATCGGACCAACTGCAAAAGGTCCTGTTGAAGAACCAATAGTTGTTACTTCTTATAATGACTACATTCGTAGATTTGGAACAACATTCGAATCAGGTTCATCAAAATATGAATACTTCACTTCTCTTGCAGTAAAAAACTATTTTCAACAAGGAGGAAATTCTTGTTTAGTAACACGTGTAGTATCAGGATCTTTCACATCCGGAACATCAACACACATTTCATCTTCACTTGTAGCATCTGATAGTTCATCTATTCAACCATTTGTATTAAAAACAATTGGTAAAGGTGATATCTTCAACAACAGTACAGGTACAACAGATGCAGGTGTTCAGTTTAGTGATGGTTCGTTGAAGTCAGGTTCATTAGATAACATTCGTTGGGAAGTAGCAAACGTTGACAGTAACAAAGGAACATTTACTTTATTAGTACGTAGAGGAGATGATAGCACAAGTGCTAAAGTAGTCCTTGAAACATTTAATAACGTATCTCTAGATCCTAACTCAGGTAACTACATCGAATCAGTAATTGGTAACCAATATAAGAGTGTTTCAACAGATGGATCTAAATCTTATGTAAAAACATTTGGTGAATATACAAACAAATCAAACTACATTTACGTATCGGCAGTAAACAATCAGACATTAAATTACTTAGGTACTGACGGTTCTACTATCGGAACAGATGTAAATGGAGTAACATATGCGAATTCATTACCAATCGCTAGTTCAGGATCATTCCACGGAGCTGTAGGAGCAAATGATAAAGCAGGAATGAAATTCTTCCAGAACATATCATCAGGAGATTCACAAGGTCTACTTGGATCAAATTATACTGATGCTATTTCAATCTTAGAAAACCAAGATGAGTACCAATTCAATATTATTTCAGTACCTGGATTAATTTACGAATTCGGTAACCATTCATCAGCTATCGATAGTGTTATTTCACTTGCTGAAACAAGAGGAGATTGTATTGCAGTAGTAGATCTTAGAGGATACGGTTCAACAGTATCTAATGCAGTATCGACTGCCAATTCAGTAAACAGTTCATATGCTGCTTCTTACTGGCCTTGGGTACAAGTACAATCAGCTGCAGGTAGAATTGTATGGGCACCAGCTTCAGTAGCTATTCCTGGAGTATATGCATTTAACGATAACAGTTCAGCACCATGGTTTGCACCAGCAGGACTTGTTAGAGGTGGAATTGCAGGAATCATCCAAGCAGAACAAAAACTTTCTAGAACACAACGTGATTCATTATATAACGGAAAGATTAACCCAATTGCTACTTTCCCTGGACAAGGTATTGCAGTATTTGGTCAGAAAACTTTACAAACTAAAGCTTCTGCTTTAGATAGAGTAAACGTTAGACGTTTATTAATCGAACTTAAGAAATTCTTAGGAGATCAAGCTAGAAACTTAGTATTTGAACAAAATACTGTAGCTACTCGTAATCGTTTCTTAGCGACAGTAAATCCATACTTAGAATCAGTAGTACAACGTAACGGATTGTATGCTTACAGAGTAGTAATGGACGATACTAACAACACAGCGGATGTAGTTGATAGAAACCAATTAGTAGGTCAAGTATTTATTCAGCCAGCTAAAACTGCAGAATTTATTGTACTAGACTTTACAATTGAGCCAACTGGAGCAACATTCGGAGCATAATTAAAATAACAGATATTTATAATAAAGTAATACAAACATGGCAGTATTAGATCCAAACGAAATAATGTTCAAGGCGTTCGAGCCAAAAGTACAGAACAGATTTGTGATGTACATGGACAACATTCCTTCTTTCATGGTAAAGAACGTGAAAGCTCCTACCTTCACCGATAACGTAGTTAAACTAGATCATATTAACTCTTACAGAAAAATCAGAGGTAAGAGAGAGTGGGAAGATATGACAATGACCCTTTATGATCCAGTAACACCTTCAGGTGCACAAGCGGTAATGGAGTGGGCTCGTCTATCTTATGAGTCAGTAACAGGAAGAGCTGGTTATTCAGATTTCTACAAAAAAGATTTAACTCTTAACATTTTAGGTCCTGTAGGGGATATCGTTGGAGAGTGGATCATTAAAGGAGCTTTCCTTACAAATGGAGATTTTGGTCAGTTTGACTGGACTTCAGATGAGACAGTAGATGTATCAATAACAGTTGCCATGGATTATTGCATCTTGAATTATTAAGAGTATTACCC